ACAAGAGATGATGGTTCTACATATAGTGCTACAATAGCAACGGACAATCTAGATAACTTAACCGTCTCAGCTAATGCATCTATAGACGTATTAACAATTGGTACAAGTGCTAATGTACCAACAATATATGCTAACAATATTGAAGTATCAAACACTTTAACAGTTAATGGTGATTTAGTATTAAGAGGTAGCAGTATTAACCTTGGTGACGGCGGAGATGTTATATCTCTTGGTGCGTCAGTTAATACAAGTATTATACCAACTGATAATGTATCATATGATCTTGGATCATCTGCAAAACAATATAGACAAGTATACGCTAATCAGATGACAGTATCAACTGATCCTACTACTGATTATCAAGTAGCAAATAAAGGTTATGTTGATACACAAATAGCTGCAGTCAGTACAACTGGTAATACAACTAATATAGGATATCCTACTGACGGCGCTTACGCAAACGGATCAGGCGCTGGCAATTTAGAAGGTGCAGTAACATCTATATCAAATACAACATCAGTAGCAGATGCTTTCGATAAATTAAATGAAGCAGTACTTAACGTATATAATAATACATTTGTAAGAGATGTTACATTTACTGTTTCGTCTGGTGCACTAGGTGGTGCACCTTTAAATACTACATTGAGTATAACACCAGTAGGTAATGCAGATAGATATGATATTAATTGGGGTGACGGAAGTTATACTAATAATACTACTGACTCAACTCCATCCCATTCATATACAGATAATTCTAACTCACCTTTTGATGTTGTTGTTACAGCTAGAAATACTGGAGCATTAGGAGAAGGAAATACAGCATCGTTTACAAGCACTGATCTGGTTACTTTATATACTGGTGATCCAAGTGCTAGACTTCTTCTTAAGAGTGCAGTATCAGGTGGTAGTACGATAACAGAAGCTAATACTGGTCAAGAGATATTCTTAGATAATGATACAACTAATGCAAATAATATAGTTGGAACATTCTTTGTGAACTGGGGTGATAGTAGTACTGATAGTATCGCTAATACAAGCGTAGCAGGTGGGACACAAGGGGCTAGAATAGGTCATACGTATAGTTCTGGAACCGGTTCAGGCACACATACTGTGACGTTATCCATTAACACTCACTCAACTGCTAACCCTGCATCACTACCATCTTCTAATACGAAGACAATAAAGATATTTGATACATCAATAGCTGCACCGGAAGGTTTGTCTAGTAAATCATTAGCATTTACATCTTCTTCAACAGGTACAGCACCAAGACTAGCTCAAGGATTTATTGATAACTCAGTAAGCGGATCATTTGTTGTTGATTCAGCTTATACAAGATTTACAACATCTGGTATTATTGCGACTAGCGGTGAAGCTAATAGTCAAGTAACATATGATGCAGCGAATGGTATATTAACATCTGTTGTAGATAATATAGCAGAAAATACAATAACGTTTACAGCTGGTGATGATACAGGCTCAAATGGCAGCTTAGTAGTAGTTGATGAATTAGATTTTTACAACTATAATAATTCAGGATCATACGTATCAGCATCTAATAGAATACATGCACCAGGTTTATATAGCGGGTTTAGAGCAAGAATATCTAAATCAGGTCATAGTACTGGTACACATAGCTATAAATTAAATCATAGCGTAACTGGTGATACGAATACAATTAATTTTGTTAAGGATAATTTAACAAGCAAACCAACAATTAAATTTAATGCTGCTTCAGTAACACAGAATACAGCTGGTACATTAGCATATGTATCTGGTATACCCTACTATACAAATGACGCAGTACTTAATATAGTAGACTCAAAAGTAACAAACGTGGCTGGGCAGTTTTATAGAAATATGTCTTCACCATTTAATATATACTCTGATTCAACATCAGAGGGTGATAGCGGCTCAGTATTAAGCTCACAAACAAAAGGCTATACAATATTACCTTCCTCTTCACTTAACTCAGGCTATCCTATTGCTAATACAGGAATGAGTGCTAACGTTAATATAGATACATTCCAAATTAATATTAACGGTGGTGGTAGAAGAGTCGGCAACTTTAAAATGAGAATGAGTAATGTTAATGGTACTGGATCAAACGTATCATTCTCAAATGTATCTATTCAAACATATAATGGTAATTCACCAGGTGTTAATGAAAGCGCTATTAGTGTTGCTGATTCATTAGGGGCTGGTTTTAATACTGATGGAGTTAGATTAAGTAACTTCTCATCTACAAATGCTACACCAACGTTTAATGATAGTACAGATTATTATGCGTCTAATGCTTGGACAGGAGCAGTGACAATTGCTGGTACAGATGAAGCAGTAGTAAGATATGGTAACTTATCTCATTATACAACAGATCTATCATCTGGATATTTACCGGCTGGTCCAGATCTAGCAACAAGCAGAACAGGTACGCAGTACTTTAGATTTGCTTTTAAACGAACAACAATGGCTAATATGACAATAAGATTGACTGGTAAAGTTTCTTCATTGCATATAGCAGCACCAGGAACTAATATAGATAGCACATCTGATTCAAATGGATGGTTATCTGCTAGTGACACATATGCTGGTTCAGGTACACCTGGCGCTAATACAGCAGCAGGCGGTAATGGATCAGACGGATGTGCATTTACTTCTGGTGATAGAATTATAGATGGTACTGCTTATAATAATAGCACATTTAGTTTAACTTTAGGTGACCAGAACGCTACTGACGCTTTTAATAACCAAATACTTGTTAGTGTTGGTTTAGAGTCAGGTGATTACGTCTCGACAATAGGTATTGAATAATGGCTATTTCAGATAATCAAAAAATTGACCTACTATGGAAAAAGGTAGGCTTTGGTAAAGCTAAGTCAGATTCAGCTAGTGCTAAGAAAGCACCAAACGAAGCTGTTGTATCTAAGTTTATTATTGCACCAGATTATATATGGTCTGATGCATCACTGATACCAGCAACTATACCAGCATCCAATCAGACTGGTGTTATAGTTTATAACGGTCAATCTACTACAGGAGATGGTACATCGGAAGCTCTAAGGACATGGAAGTCCAATATTGTTAACTGGATACCACCTACGTTCGGTAGTACATATCAATTAAAAGTTTATATTGATTCTAGTGGTTCAGCTAATGCTGTATCTAACGGTACGCAAGTGTTTGAAACAGGATCAGGCAATAACGATGAATGGTACTTTGATTATCAATCAGGGCTTCTTCATTTTATTGGAATAAATTTACCAAGTTCTTTAGTTTCTGGTAAGTCTGTATACTTGTCGGGTGCTAAATATAACGGTAATACGGGGTTGAGTGGAAGTGGAAGCTTCGATCCGAGTAATGCTGGAGATGTAACATCTGCAAACATTATTAACGGAACTATAACTAGTTTAACAGCTCCGCTCAATGTCTCAGATGGTGGTACAAACGTATCATCGTTCACTCCTAATGCAGTATTCGTATCGGCTAATTCAACCACTCTTGGTTTTCAAACTGGATCAAATAACCAGTTTCTAACAATCTCAGATAATGATGTAACATTTAGTGACATTGATGGTGGCACTTACTAGCCACTTATATAATGTATTAGAATCAGAGGATATAACAAATGGCGACATTAAGACAGTTTAAAGTCACAGGCGGTGTTGTAGTAGGAAGTAATTCCGTTATTACTGCTGCAGGTAAAATTACGTCTGGTGCTATCTCTACTCTAACGACGGACTCACTCGGTGAAGGGTCTACTAATAAGTACTTTACTAATACTGTTGCAAGAGCAGCAATATCAGTACCAGGTTCTGACACAAGTGGACTAACTTATAATTCGGGCACAGGAGAGTTAACTCTTCCGGACTTGGATGGAGGAACATATTAAGAATGGCAAAAAAGGTTAAACTTTTTCATTCAGAAATTAATGAATTTGATGAATTTGATCGTAAGGTTATTAGTCAATTTATGCTTGATCAACAAACAATCATAAATGCTTTAACTGAAGAGAATCAAAAATTAAGCGCGGAAAACAAAGTTCTCAATGAAGAGCTGGATTCACAGAAATTAATAAATAAACGTATATTAGTTAATCGTGAATTAAACATCCATGTACGATGATAATTTTAATTTACGAAACTTAATTAGAGGAACAAACAATGGCTAGACAGGCATTAATTAAATTAAGAAGAGGTACGGGAGCACCTGGAGCTAACGTACTTGCAGAGGGCGAATTAGCGATTGATATCGCTGCAAAGAAGCTGTATTCTGCTAACTCTTCCGGTAGCGCTTTTACGCTATCAGGTGACCAGTATAACTTTGTTCCATCAGGAAATTCATCACAAGCGTCTTTAACCTTAACGGTTGATAACGATGCATTATCAAATGATAGTGTAACAATTGTTGGTTCCGGTGGAATTACAGTTAGTGGTAACTCAACACAAGTAACAGTAGACGCGGCAGCGGCTCTTGATTACGATCTTGGTGTAAGTGGTAATACTACACAAGGTCAAATTGTACTCAGCGGCGATTCTGATGCTGATACAGTTAACATTAACGGTGGTACAAACATCACTGTTGATGCTACAGACGCAACAAACATCGGCGTATCTTTAGATAGCGCTGTTGATCTTGGAGCATCTGGATCATTAAGTATTGGTAACTCAACAGTTAACGCTGTTATCAGCTCAGGCGGTAACATTGTAACTGATGGTAACCTAGACTTTGGTGGTACTTTAACATTCGGTGGAACTCAGGTAACTGCAGACGCTACTGAATTAAACAAACTAGACGGTGCTACATCTTCTACTGCTGAACTTAACTATGTAACTGGTGTAACATCAGGCATTCAAGGACAGTTAGATACATTAACTTCTGGTAAAGTTGCTAATGGACAAGGTGTTACATTTACTACTATTACTGCTTCAGGTCTTGCTGATCTAAACGGTGATCTAGAAGTAGCTGGTCTATCAACATTATCTGGCAACGCAACAGCATCTGCTAACTTAAACGTTGGTGGTGGATTAGGCGTAACTGGTACATTAACTGGTTCAGCTCTGACTATGTCAGGATTGGCTGATCTTAATGGTGCTTTAGAAGTAGCTGGACTATCAGTATTATCTGGTAATACAACAGTTGGTGATAGCTTAACAGTTGTTGACGGTATTTCACTATCAGGTGGTACATTAGTAATTGGTAATTCTACAGTTAATGCTGTAATTACTCAAGCTGGTGATATTAATACTGACGGTGCTTTAACAGTAGCTGGCGGTTCTGACTTAAATGGTGCTTTAGACGTAGCTGGATTATCAACATTAACTGGTAATGTCACAATGAGTGACGATGCTAGTGTTGGTGGAGACTTAACAGTATCTGGAAACTTCACAGTATCTGGAACACAAACTATTGTTAGCTCATCTACAGTTGCTTTAACTGACTCAATGCTAAAACTTGCTCAGGACCAAACTGGTACTGACACTGACGCAGTTGACATCGGTTTCTATGGTGTTTATGACGAAGGTGGAACTGATAAGTACACTGGTTTGTTCAGAGACCAATCTGACTCAAACAAAAAATTCGTTCTTGTAGATGGTATAACAGCCGAACCAGGAACAACAGTAACATATGCAGCTGGTGATTTAGCTTATTTAGAAGCGATCATTGACGGCGGAACTTACTAATATTATTAGAACTATATAATAAGGATATATTATGAATGAAGAATACGTGAAAGCTTATATAGCTGCGATTAACGCTGAACTTCAGGCTAAAGTCTTAGAGATGATTAGCCTGAAGGCACAGCATCAAATGTTAAAAGACGCTAGTAGAGCTTATGAGGAGCAAATTATTGCTCTTAAACAACAATTAGAACAGGTAGTAAATACTACTGAAGAGACTTACGCTAATACAGTTCAAGTTACTTCAGGTAAGAAGAAAACTAAAAAATAGTCTTCCCTTACCCACCTTAAATAAGGGACACGCAAATGGCATCAAAAATTCTATTAAAGCGTTCTGCCGTATCAGGACAGGCGCCGAATACATCCCATATATCAACAGGTGAGTTAGCACTCAATTTACCAGACGGAATTCTTTACGGCTCTAACGGAACCGTAATTTTTGAAGTCGGTGCTAATACAACAACACTTAATGTTGGTAGTGGAAACGCAACAATCAATGGCTCAGGGCATGCAGTTCTAGAAGGACTAGCTGTCAATGGTTACTCATTTCCAGCTCAGGTTGGAACATCTGGCCAAGTATTACAAGCTAACTCTACAGGTCATTTAGACTTTACAGATCAAGAGTCAGCTGCAGTACAGGTAACAAACTTTACTTACTCAATAACAGGCACACAGACTCTTATTACAGGAGTTGACGATAATAGTGCAGCGTTATCATACACAGCAGGAACAGAAGATGTATTCCTAAACGGTGTTAAACTAGTAAGATCAGACGACTATGCTCAAACTAACTCAACAGCAATTACATTAACAGCTAATGCTGTTTCTGGTGATGTTCTTGAGGTTAGAAAAGTGGGTGTTATTGGAGTTAATGATCCAGTAGATCTAGCAGCTCCAGCTGACATAGTATCTAGTGATACATCATTAATTACATTGGATTCATTCACTGTTGGGACGTATCGATCTGCTAAATACTTAGTGACTGCTAACACATCTGACTCATGGCAATCTAGTGAAGCAATAGTACTTCACGACGGCACAGATGGATTTATTTCTGAGTATGGTTCAGTGTATTCTAATAATACATTGTATACATTAAGTTCAGATACAAACGGTGGAAGTGTAAGGTTAAGAGCGACACCTGTTGAAACAGGTACGACATTTACTTTCAAGAAAATATTAATTAGGTCATAGGAGATAATCTAAAATGCCAAAGACAAAAGCAATGAGCCTAGCAGAGCTGATTAGACATATCAATTATGATTCTGCCAATGACTTACTATCAACAACTAAGTCAATAAATTCAGAAGGAAAAACAAGAAAGTCTCTAACAGGATTAGGGGCAACTCAAGTTACCTTACATGAATTCGCTAAGTCTGATTATCAATCAGCACTATATCATATCGCAGCTGAACAGGGCGGAGAATTTCATTCATCATTGTTTCTTATTGGACATGATGATACAACAGTATACGTAACCGAATATGGTGTGCTAGAAAGTGATGCTTCACTTTATACTCTAGATGCAACTATATCAGGCGCAAACGTAGTAACACAAGTAACACCGGTCAATGCTTCTACGAGCGTTAAGTTCTCTGTAGAATTTGTTAACGGATAAATAGAGGTATAGGGGAATAAATGGCTAATCAAAATTTTAGAGTAAAAAATGGCCTCGAAGTTGGCGGCGTTGAAGTCGTATCCGGCTCCGGTGCTATTAATACAACAGCATTTGCTGTATCAGGAGCTACTGCTGGAACATATGTATTCGATGGAGACGGGTTTGTTTCTAACTCAACAGGTATTCATATTGAGTTGAATGGTGGAACGCTTGTCAATGGTTCTACAGGGCTCTCAGTTAACGCAGCAGCTATCAATCATGACTTACTAGATGGATTTGTAGCTAACGAGCACATTGATCATAGTAGTGTATCTACTGTCGCTGGTAATGGTTTATCAGGCGGCGGTGATTTAACTGCTAGTAGAACATTAGCAATTAATTCAGGCGATTCAATCACAATAGCTAACTCAACTGGTCTATTTGTTAATACAGGTGCTATTGATCATGACAGCTTAAGTGGCTTCGTTGCAAACGATCACATTGATCACTCAAGCGTAACAATGACGGCTGGTAATGGCTTATCAGGCGGCGGCACAATCGCAGCTACAAGAACATTTAATGTTGCCCAGGTTATTGATCATACTACATTAAGTGGATATGATGCAAATGAAAATGTAGATCATACAGGCGTTAATTTAACAGCTGGTGGTGGTTTAACTGGTGGCGGAACAATCGCTTCTAGTAGAACATTTGCAGTTGGTGCTGGTGACGGTATGACTGTTAACGCAGACGACGTAGCGGTTAACCCAGGTACTGGTATTGCTTCTAATTCAACAGGTGTCCATTTCCTATCAGGACTTGGTTTAGCATCTAATTCCTCAACAGTAAAAGTATTAGCTGGAACAGGTGTAGTATCAAATACATCTGGTGTTCATATCGGACAGCCGGTCGGTACAACTGATGATGTAACATTCAGTGATGTAGTTATATCAGGAAATTTAACTGTACAAGGTACACAAACAACTATAAGTACAGAAACTTTAACAGTTGATGATAATATAATCGTTCTTAATAACAACGAAGCTGGTACTCCTTCAGAGGATGCTGGTATCGAAGTTGAACGTGGTACATCAACAAACGTAAAATTACAGTGGGACGAAGGCACAGATAAGTGGCAAGTAACAGAAAATGGTTCTAGCTTCTATGATATACATCATAAAGGAACAGCCATTGCTCTTGGAACTGACACATCTGGTAATTACGTTGATAACGTAACAGTCGGAAATGGTCTTTCAGTATCAGGAACTCCTGGTATTGGATGGGAACCAGCATTGGCAGTTATACCTGGAACAGGTATCACAGCTAACAGCACTGGAATATTTACTAATGATTCGCAAATTGTTCATGACAGCTTAAGTGGGTTCGTATCAGACGAGCATATTAATCACTCAAGCGTTTCAATAACAGCTGGTAACGGTTTGACTGGTGGTGGTGATATTACTGCATCAAGATCAATTGCTGTAACAGGTGGAACAGGTGTAACATCTAATTCAACAGGTGTTCATATAGGACAAGCAGTTGGTACAGCTGATAATGTAACATTTAATGATGTAACTGTATCAGCCAACGCTATAATATCTTCACTACAAGATAGTTCTAATAGAGTATTGAAAATTTATAACAGTTCCGGATCCGTAATTTGGGGGTAACACCTAATGGCATTGCCAACGACCAGAACAGAGTTTAAAGAACATTGCTTAAGAAAACTGGGCTACCCGGTTATTGAGATTAATGTAGAAGATATGCAAGTCGAAGATAGAGTAGACGAAGCTTTATCTTACTACTGGGACTATCATTTTGATGGTGTTTCGAAAGAATATTATAAGTGGGTAGTTACAGCTGATAATATAACAAACAAATACGTAACAGTACCGGATAATATAATCGGTGCTGTTCGTGTATTTGATATTGGTGACGCTCTGTCAACCAATAACCTATTCAATATAAGATATCAAATTGCATTAAACGATCTATATGATCTGACATCTTTTAATCAATCTCTCGTGACCTATTATACTAATATGCAGCATATTCAATTTATTGAAGAGCTATTAGTAGGTAGACAGCCTATTAGATTTAATAGGAACATAAATAGATTATACATCGATATGGACTGGACTAAATTACAAGTAGGCGATCATATTATCGCTGAGTGTTACCAGATTGTTGACCCTGAAACTTTTCCAGATGTTTATAAAGACAGATGGTTATTAGCTTACGCTGCTGAAAAAATTAAATATCAGTGGGGTGCTAATTTAACTAAGTTTGATGGCATGCAATTACCAGGCGGTGTACAATTTAACGGGAGCAAGATTATGGATGACGCAGGAGCTGAAATCGCAAAACTCGAGCAAGAGATGATTTCAAGTTACAGCTTACCTGTTTCAGACATGGTCGGTTAATGAATGCCAACAAATAACGGACGATCAAACTATTTTCAAAATTACGAAGCTTCTGGTGAACAGAGGCTTATCGATAATCTTGTTATTGAATCCATACAGATATATGGACAAGATAGTATCTATATACCTAGAAATAGAGTAGAAACAGATCTACTATATGGTGAAGCGCCGTTATCACAATTTGATACAAGTTACCCATTAGAGCTATATGTTAAATCTGTAGAAGGGTATGAAGGTGAAGGTACCTTTATGAGTAAGTTTGGTCTAGAGATAAGAGACCAAATTAACATAACATATGCGCGTAGAAGATTCCATGAAGAAGTAGAAGAGTTTGATCCGTCTATAACAAGACCGAGAGAAGGTGACCTTATATTCTTACCATGGGTAAGAGGTTCTATAGAGACTGAGATAGGAGCCGTATTTGAAGTTAAGTATGTACAAGCTGATTCAGTATTCTATCAATTAGGTAACTTACAAACGTTTGACGTATCGTTAGAGAAATTTGAATACTCTAACGAATTATTCCAGACTGGTATACCTATTCTTGATGCTATGACAACAACATACTCTATAGATGCTAAGTATGATGAGATTACTCTTGCTACTGAAAATGGTGTAATGTTAATGACTGAGTCAGGAATTGTAATAACTAATGATAATGAAGATAAGAGATTAGTTGATAAAGGAGATACTTCAACATTCTTCGAAGACGAAGCTGCTGAGTTTATTGACTTTAGTGACATGAATCCATTTAGTGAGAACGACTTCTAATGTTTGCACAAAAATACTACAATGGTGTTATAAGAAAGTATGTTGTATACTTTGGTACTCTATTTAATAATATAGAAATAGATAGAGTTAATCGAGCTGGCGATACAGTACAGACGATGAAGGTACCTATTAGCTATGGGCCGCGTCAAAAATATATTATAAGAGGGGATGTTGATCCAAATGCAGACAGACAGATAGCTGTTCAACTTCCAAGAATGTCATTTGAGATGACTAATTTCAGATATGATTCTGAAAGAAGAATGAACCCAATGAAGAAGCTATATGCTGCTTCTAGTCATAATTATAATCTTAAATCAGTATTTAACCCACAACCTTTCAATATTGACTTTGAGCTTAATATAGCAGTAAAGAATGCTGAAGATGGTGTGCGTATACTAGAGCAAATTTTACCATACTTTACACATGAATATACAGCCACTTTAAAATTATTAGATGACGTGCCTGATCTTAAGTTTGATATACCTGTTGTATTTTTAAACTTAAATACAAGAGATGAATATGAAGGTGATTATGTAACGAGAAGACAATTAATACATACACTATCATTTGAAGTTAAAGGTTATGTATTTGGTCCAGTTACAGAAAAGTCAGATATTATTAAACAAGCTAATACACAGTTCCATGTTGATCCTGGAGCAGCTGGTGTATTTACTTTTCCAGAAGACGTCGCATCTAAGGTTGTTATAACACCTGGATTAGACGCAAACGGCAATCCAACATCTAATTCTTCGGTTAGCATAAATATAGATGATATAAACGCCAATAGTAATTATGGTTATATAACAGCGAATACATTTAATGGATGATAAAATAAGTGATTTTCTTGAACTAGAGCCTCTAGAACAAGACATTACAACAGCAAAAGCACTCGTAAAAGACTCTAAGTTGGAGAATGACTTTGAGTATGCACGTGGTAATCTCTATCAGGTTATAGAGAATGGCTCAGTTGCGTTAAATGATTTATTACAAGTAGCTCAGCAAGGACAACATCCTAGAGCATATGAAGTAGTCGCTACATTAGTAAGAACATTATCGGATGCAAATATGACGCTTATGGATATTACTAAAAAGAAACAAGATATAACTAATGATGAAGGTGGTAAAAAAGAAGGTCCTAATACAGTTAACAATACTTTATTCGTTGGATCTACTGGTGAACTACAAAAGCTAATTAAGAAGCAGATGGACGATGGTACAAGCTAGAGAAAATTATCTAGGCAATCCAAACCTAAAAAGAGCTAATGTACCTCAAGAGTTTACTCCTGATCAGGTACAAGAGTTTATTAAGTGTTCACAAGACCCTCTTCATTTTATTACAACACATATTCAAATCGTAAACGTTGATGAGGGATTAATACCTTTTGATCTATATGACTTTCAAAAAGATATAGTACGATTAATACAAGATGAGCGTTTTGTAATATGTAAAATGCCTAGACAGACTGGTAAAACAACTACAGTTGCAGCTGTTCTATTATGGTATTTAATGTTTCATGAATCATTTTCTATAGCTATTCTTGCTCATAAGTCTCAGCAATCAAGAGAGATACTTTCTCGTATAGCATTAGCATATGAACATTTACCGAGATGGTTACAGCTTGGTGTAGTAGAATGGAACAAAGGTAACGTCGAGCTAGAAAATGGCTCAAAGATATTAGCAGCATCTACCTCAGCATCAGCTATAAGGGGTGGATCTTTTAACTTAATTTATTTAGACGAGTTTGCTTTCGTACCGACGCATATACAAGAAGAGTTTTTTGCTTCTGTATATCCTACGATTTCATCTGGTCAAACTTCTAAGGTACTTGTTACATCAACGCCTAACGGACTTAACTTATTCTATAAAATATGGAATGATAGTGAGAACGGGCATAATGATTATAAGCGTATTGATGTTCATTGGTCTGATGTACCTGGAAGAGATGAGAAATGGAAAGAGCAGACAATACGAAATACGTCTGAAGACCAATTTAGAGTTGAGTTTGAATGTGAGTTTATTGGTTCGTCTAATACTCTTATATCACCAACAACACTAAAACGTTTAGTATATGAAAGACCAGTATGGGAAAATGAATCAACAAGAATATATGTACAGCCAGAAATGGATCATACATACTTTCTATTAGTTGATACAGCAAGAGGTGTTAATAAAGATGCATCAGCTATTATAGCTATTGATGTAACAGCTACACCAGCTACAGTTGTAGCTGTGTATCAAGATAATGAGATATCACCTTTTAATTTTCCACAAATAATACAGCAATTTCATAGAAAATATAATAATGCATACATGCTTGTAGAGTCTAACGATATAGGTATGTCAGTTGTTGAAACATTACATAATGATATGGAGTTAGAAAACGTACTTATGTCAGCAGCAAGAGGTAGAGCCGGTCAAGTTCTATCATCAGGCTTTGGCAGTGGAGGACAGTATTTTGGCGTTAAGACTACAAAGCAAGTCAAACGTACAGGATGCCTAAATCTTAAGACATTAATAGAAGGTGATCAACTTGTAATAAACGATTTTCGTATATTAGATGAACTTACCCATTTTGTTCAAAAAGCTGAGTCTTGGGAAGCAGAAGGCGGTAATCATGATGACCTTGTTATGTGTCTTGTTCTCTTTGGCTGGTTAAGTATACAAGATTATTATAAAGAAATAAGCAGTACCGATGTTAGAAAAGTTCTTCAAGCTGGGCAGCAGAAATATATAGAAGAAGAAGTTCTACCATTCGGTTTTTTAAATGACGGATTAGAAGAGACATTAGATGGCTATTCAAAGATAGCTGATTGGTAGTACTTTTTTAAACCACAGGAACATATAAATATAATCAAACTATTTTTGATTTTATATAGAGGAGCATAACATGGCATTTCAAGTCAGTCCTGGTGTAAATGTAAGCGAGATCGATCTTACAACGGTCGTGCCTGCAGTTTCCACAACAGAAGGTGGAATTGCTGGAGTTTTTAATTGGGGACCTGCCGAACAAAGAGTACTAGTAGATAGTGAAACATCTTTAGTATCACGTTTCGGTGAGCCAACAAGTGATAACTTTGAAACATTTTTTACAGCATCAAATTTTTTAAATTATGGCAACAAATTATACGTTGTCAGAACCGTGTCTAGTGCTGCACGAAACGCTACTGGAGTAGCCGATACCACAGCTAATACTGATGGTGTGTTAATCAAAAACATGGAAGATTTCGACGCTAGTAATTATACAGCTAATGCGAATCATATTTGTGTTGGTAAATACGCTGGTGTTAAAGGTAATGGTTTAAGAGTAGAAGTTTGTGATAGTACAGCTGCATGGAGCAGCTCAATTGATATTGATACAGACGTTAAAGTTAAATCAACATCATCTTTAGCATTTACAGTTGGTTCTAACGTAGCAGTATTAACCTTAACAGGGGAAGATGCATCTTCATCTAACACACATTTAGAGTCAGCTTATGACGCATTAGTCGCTCAACTTCAAGTTGGTGATTTAATAGAAGCTGGTAATTCATCTATTGGTGAAGTTAAGTTATCAATTAAGTCTATTCCAACTAATGGAACAGCTCAGACTTTAGACGGTGGTGTTTCATCACTTAAAGCAAGCATACAATTGCATTCACGTTACACACTTTCTACAGACGATAGCGTATCAGTGATCAAAAGATACTGGAAGTATCATGATGACTTTGATAGTGCCCCAGGTACATCATTATTCGCATCTAGTAAAGGTGGAGTAGGCGATGAGCTACACGCAGTAGTTGTAGACGAAGACGGAGATATTACAGGAACACCAGAAGTAATTTTAGAGAAATGGGAATCATTATCTAGAGCTACAGACGCTAAAAACGAATCAGGTGAGTCCACATATTACTACGATAAGATTAATAATGGATCTAATTGGATCTACTTTGTTAATCATCCAGCAGGTTCATATAGCGGCACAGCAGCAAGTAGAACAGCGCTATCAACATCTAATCCTTACAACTTCGCATTCGGCGGCGGTTTAAATGGTGATGCTGAGAGTGCAATCTCAATGGGAGACGTAGCAGTTGGTTACGATATGTTCTCAGATGCAGCAGACGTAGATGTAAGCTTACTATTATCTGGTAAGGCAAAAGGCGGTACGCACGGAGAAGGAGTTCTTAACTACATTATCGACAACATTTGTGAAGTAAGAAAAGATTGTATAGTATTTGGTTCGCCAGATAGAGCAGATACAGTTGGTGTAACATCACCATCTACTGCTACAGACAATCTTATTGAATTCAGAAATGCTTGTAGAAGTTCATCATACGGTGTTCTAGATAGTGGTTATAAATATCAGTACGATAAGTTTAGCGATGTATATAGATACGTACCACTAAGTGGTGATATTGCTGGCTTATGTGCTAGAACAGATTCAGAGAGAGATGCATGGTTCTCACCAGGCGGATTCAACAGAGGTCAGATTAAGAACGTTGTTAAGTTATCGTTCAATCCGAGAGTTGCTTATAGAGATCAACTTTATAAAGCAGGTATTAACCCAGTTGTTGCATTCCCAGGTCAAGGAACAGTGCTCTATGGTGATAAGACGTTGCTTGCTAAACCATCAGCATTCGATAGAATCAATGTAAGAAGACTATTCATAGTATTAGAGAAAGCAATTTCTACAGCTTCTAAATTTACATTGTTTGAATTCAATGATGAGTTTACAAGATCACAGTTTGTGAACTTAGTTGAGCCGTTCTTAAGGGATATACAGGGAAGAAGAGGAATTTATGACTTTAAAGTTGTGTGTGATACTTCTAACAACACTGGTGAAGTCATAGATAGAAATGAGTTCATCGGAGACATTTACGTTAAACCTGCAAAATCTATTAACTTTATTCAATTGAACTTTGTAGCAGTACGAAGTGGAGTAGAGTTCTCAGAAGTAGTTGGTAAATTTTAAGGAGTAAAAGATGGCATTTAATATTAATGAAATCAGATCACAGTTAGTACTTGGCGGTGCACGTTCTGCTCTTTTCCAAGTAAGAATAAACAACCCAGCTAACGGTGCAGGTGACTTAAAAGCTCCTTTCATGATTAAGGCTTCAGCACTTCCTGCCTCAACGCTTGGTACAGTTGAAGTTCCTTACTTTGGAAGAAAGTTTAAAGTAGCCGGAAACAGAATCTTTAATCCGTGGAATGTTACAGTAATAAACGATGAAGACTTTCTAATAAGAAACTCAATGGAAGAGTGGATGAGTACTATTAACAGTCACCAGGGTAACCTTAGAGAATTTGGAGCAGCGAGTCCGTCAGAATATAAGACAGACGCAACAGTAACACAGTTTTCTAAGACAGGCGCCGCGATCAGAGAGTATAAGTTTGTTGGAATCTTTCCAACTGACATTACAGAAATCAGCGTCAACTGGGAGCAGATAGATGAAATCCAACAATTCGATGTTTCGTTCCAATACGATTACTGGACAGTCAGCGGGCTTACGGGCAACGCCGGCACAGACGCTTAGTAGCAGTGATGCTAAATACATTAGAGGGCTAAAGAAACTTAGCTCTCTAATTTTTATAATGGAGACTACCTAATGGCAGAATTATTCGGCTTCGAGATTAATCGAAAGCAGCAAGGCGTATCGACCAACGATACTTCAGACAACAAATCATTCGTACAACCCCAATATGATGACGGTGCCGTCAACATTAATTCTATGGGCGGTATGTATGGTACTTATGTAGATCTGGAAGGTACTGCTAAGAATGAAGCTGAGTTAGTTACTCGTTATAGAAAAATGTCTCTACAACCTGAAGTAGAGCATGCTATTGATGATATTATTAATGAAGCAATAGTATCAGATCCAACACAACCAGTTGTTAATATTAACCTTGATGCATGCAAGGATATGACACCTAAGGTTAAAGACCTCATACATGAGGCATTTCAACATACAACAGAGCTTCTCGGCTTATCATCTACAGGATATGAAACATTTAGAAAATGGTATGTAGATGGTCGTTTATATTATCATGCAATTATTGACGATAAAGATCCTGGAAAGGGTATACAAGAATTAAGGTATATTGATCCTAGAAAGATTAGAAAAGTAAGAGAAACTAAAAAAGAAAAACAAGGTAACTTTACGGTTATCAAAATTGTTAAAGAATTTTTTATCTATAATGATAAAGGCTTTAACAGTAAATCTTATGCAACTCCAGACCCTATTCAGGCTGGTGGAGCACAAGGTCTAAAAATCGCTAAAGATAGTATCGTACATTGTACATCTGGTTTAACAGATGAGTATAATAAGATGGTATTATCTCATCTACACAAAGCAATTAAACCTCTTAATCAATTACAGGTTTTAGAAGATGCATCAGTAATCTATAGGATATCAAGAGCTCCTGAGAGAAGAATATTCTATATTGATGTAGGTAACCTACCAAAGATGAAAGCAGAGCAGTACTTAAGGGACATGATGACTAAGCATAAGAACAGATTAGTCTATGATGCTGCTTCCGGAGAGATAAGAGACGATAGAAAGTTTATGACGATGATGGAAGATTTCTGGCTACCTAGAAGAGAGGGAGGTAGAGGTACTGAAATAACAACGTTACCAGGCGGACAAAATTTAGGTGAGATGGAAGATATAGAGTACTTCAAGAAGAAGCTATATCGTGCATTAAATGTACCATCAAGCAGACTAGAGCCTGAGAACGGTTTTACTCTAGGTAGAGCTTCCGAAATATCAAGAGACGAGTTAAAATTTAATAAGTTTATAAGAAGACTTAGATTAAGATTTACAGCTCTCTTTAATAAAATACTTGAAAAAGAATTAGTACTTAAAGGTATTGTCACATTAGATGAATGGGCTACAGTTCAGAATCATATTAAGTATAATTTCGTTGAAGATAATCATTTCTCAGAACTAAAGAATTCTGAAATTATCAGAGAGAGATTACAAGTACTTGGTGATATACAAGACCATACTGGTACATACTATTCTAAAGATTGGGTTAGAAGAAATGTTCTACACCTTAGCGAAAAAGAGATTGAAGAGATGGGTTCAGAGATGGATCAAGAACGTCAAGATCAAGAAGACTTTGGTCCAGGAGGCGGCGCACATCCAGACGCTCCTTGGAATCAGCAACCAGAAGAACCTGCACCTGGTGCAGGGACTCCCCCACCAGCTGGTGAGGATGCATAAATAATAAATATAATGGAGATATAATGCCAGAACCAAAATTGAGTGGAACACCACAAGTTGATTTAGACGCACTTATTAATGGTGCATTAGGTGAAAAGCCTACTACGGTGCAGAAAGAATTCGATAACGAAATGATGCAACGTGCTGCGGATCTCATTGCAGGTAAAAAAGACGCTCTGCATAAAGACATGTTTGGGCAAGAACCTATTTCGAAAGAAGTAGAAATAGACGACGAGCAGTTATCTGCCGAGCCGTCAGAAGAAGAGATTGAGGATGCTCTTAGCGATGATGAGACAGATGAAGAGATGGATTCATTAGTCGATGATCAAGAGCAAGAAGAACAACCAGAAGAGCCTGAAGTATCAGAGCCTTCAGAAGAGGAACCAGATGAAACATCTTAAAGACATTTTAGAAGCTGTAAAAGATCTTCCTCACCATGGACGCGATAAAGCTGAAGGTGAAAAAGAGTTCAAGAAAAAACATACTGATACAATGCTAGATAAAGAATATCCAGCTAAAGGTACTGATGATGTATTGAATGCTAGAAAAGCAAAGAAAGACCATTCCAAGAAAGCTGATCTATCTAAAGAAGAAGAGATGATTGCATACGAAGAATTTGCAACAGCAGAAGATATTATTGAACAGCTTTTAGATATGGCTGAAGTAGATTCAGATCAACCATTCGCTTTAATGAACGAAGAAGAAGTAATGATAGCTCCTGATTTAGCTGAGCACATTGTTTATGTTGTTGATCAGTTAGATGAGTCTAATAAAGAAACTTTCATTGAACTATTATTAAAAGACGAAGAATCATTTGCAAAAATGGTTGAGTTCGCACTAGGTGTTGAATAATGAAAATAATTATTCTTAAAGGTAACGAAGCAACAGCAGGCACAAGCTCAGGAGCAGCTAC